ACAGTATGAATATTGGATGACTGGAAACTCTTTCCTTTCATATGGCGGCATTCTTAAGGTCGTCAGAGTTGAGGGAGACAATCTCACCAATTCAAATGCAGGTTTTGGTGTTGCAGCCACAACTGGTTTAAGAATGGACAACGTTGATGATTACGAACTAAATCACACTTCTGATACCTCATATTATTGGGGCAGTAGAAACCCAGGTAGATGGGCTAATAGTCTCAAGGTTTGTACAATTGATAATAAGGCAGATCAGACCATTAGTATTGCATCAACAAACCCAGGTGCATTAAATCTTGTAGTTGGTTACGGTGTATCCGCAACCAGAGCCGCAGTATTAATTCCTGGTAATGGTGCGGTAAATACATTCAACGGTAGTCTGAAGGGTATCATCGTTGGTGTTAACACTGACTCACAGAATTCAAACAGTTCTATCGAAGTAAAAGTACTTGAGAGACAATATCCCGAAGTACAGGATTACCAAACGATTGGTGTTACTACTACTTCAGTAGCAGCAGCCGAAGGAGACACTACTATTAGTGTTAATAGCACATCAGGGATCACAACTGGAAACTTCTTCCAGTCACCAGGAAATGGTTCAATTGAAATCCTGAGTTTTGTTGCTAATACTTCTGTTACTCTTAAGACAGGTATTGCAGCTTCACTTCCAACAGTAGGCACTGCAGTAACTTATCAGAACTTGGTATCTACCGCTGGTACATCAATTCCTGTAAATTATCAACAGTACAACGAAGCTGCTTCGTTTAGAGCTAGTGAAAATCTAACCATTACACCTCAGTCTGGTACCGCATATACCGCAACTGTAAACACAGGTGCTGTTAATGACTGGTATGATTCACAAACATTGAGTCTTACTAACTCCACAGTTTATTGGAAGAGTGTAGCACCAAGACCTGTTGACAACCAGTATGTTGTACAAAGAAACGGTGGTAATGATGCAATCCACGTTGTTGTCGTTGATGACACTGGTGATGTAACTGGTGTTCAAGGTTCTATTCTTGAGAGATTCCTGTCACTCTCCAAAGCAAGTGATGCAGAGGCAGATGCAGACAATCCAACTAAGACATACTACAAGGACTATATTGCTCTGAATTCTAAGTTTATTTTCCCTGGATATAATCCATCACAGTCAGAAGATACTTATTGGAACACCATTCCAAGAGCATCAGGTTTCTCGACAAGTTTCACACCATATACGGTTGCTCAAGGTCTTTGGGGTCAAGGTGCACAAAACATCAAATTCTCCTCTCTTGGTAACGTATCTTACACCTTAACAGGTGGTGTTGACTACCAGGCAAATGGTGGTATGGCAGCCGATCTTTCTGATATCGTCACTGGTTATGGATACTTTGCAAACAAGGATGAGATTGAAGTAGATTATCTTTTGATGGGTCCTGGTCTTGCCGCTGAAAATCAATCTCAAGCAAAGGCAAACTATCTGATCTCAATTGCAGAGAACAGAAAAGATTGTGTTGCGACGATCTCGCCACATAGAGCAAATGTTGTAAACGTTACTGATTCTGCTACTCAGACAACAAACGTTCTTCAATTCTACGCTCCAGTTTCTTCTTCGTCTTACGCAGTTCTTGATACAGGTTACAAGTACACCTTTGATAGATTCAACAATACGTTCAGATACATCCCAACCAATGGAGACATTGCTGGTTTGATGGTTAGAACGTCTATTGATTCTTATCCTTGGTTCTCTCCTGCAGGTGTTCAGAGAGGTGTTCTGAACAACGCCATTAAGATGGCTTATAACCCAACTAAGGCACAAAGAGACGTGCTTTATGGATCAAGAATTAACTCTATCATTACTCAAAGAGGTACTGGTATTGTTCTCTTCGGTGATAAAACAGCTCTTGGATACTCATCTGCATTTGATAGAATTAATGTAAGAAGACTGTTCTTGACTGTTGAACAATCACTCGAAGGTGCTGCTAACTCACAACTCTTTGAACTCAACGATGCAAACACGAGAGCTAATTTCGTGAACATCGTCGAACCATATCTCAGAGATGTTCAGGCAAAGAGAGGTATCTATGACTTCTTGGTTGTTTGTGATGAAACAAACAACACACCTGATGTCATTGACAATAATGAGTTTAGAGCTGACATCTTCCTTAAGCCAACCAAGTCAATCAACTACGTTACCCTGACATTTGTCGCCACCAGAACTGGTGTTGACTTCCAGGAAGTCGTTGGAACTGTTTGATTTTATTAAATAACTAAGGAGGATTAACCAATGGCAGACACAAAAACCCTTTCTCAATTTAAATCAAGACTGGCGGGTGGGGGTGCCCGCCCTAACCTATTTGAGGTCTCGATTCCTACATTCCCATCTTCCATCTCTGATGCATGGGGAAGTGGTGATCAGTCAGAAAATGGAACGATGAAGTTCCTTTGTAAGGCTGCTAACCTTCCTGCTTCTACAGTTGCTCAAGTTCCTGTTCCTTTTAGAGGAAGAACTTTAAAAGTTGCTGGAGACAGAACGTTTGCACCATGGGTTGTCACAATCATCAATGATGAGGACTTCCAACTCAGAACCGCATTTGAAAGATGGGCTAATGTCATCAGTAAACTGGATGATGCAACTGGTGTAACCAATCCATCATCTTACATGACTGATGCATACGTTCAACAGTTAGGTAGAGGTGCCGAAAGATTCTCAACCACAAATGAAGGTGGTGAGTCGGCAGTTCTTAGAACATATAAGTTCTATGACATCTTCCCAACTGAAATCAGTGAGATTACACTGAGCTATGATGATTCTGATGCGATTGAAACATTTACCGTAACATTTGAAGTTCAGTACTTTACTATTGGTAACTCACTTGAGTCCACTGGTAGTAATGCTAATGAAGTTCTGGTTGAGTGATAAATACTAAGACATAGTCTAGTATATAATCATAATGGCCAGATTATTTGGTTTCTCAATTGAAGATAATGAGAAAAACTCACCTGGCATAGTCTCTCCGATTCCACCTTCTAATTCAGATGGTGCGGAGAGTTATGCCAGTAGTGGGTTTTTTGGTAGTTATAATCTAGACATTGAGGGACTTTATCGAAATGAAAACGATCTAATTAGAAGATACAGAACAATGGCTCTGTATCCTGAAACTGATAGTGCGATCGAAGATATTGTAAACGAAGCAATTGTATCAGATACAAATGATACTCCCGTTCAGATTGAACTATCTAATCTGAATGCTAGTGATAAGATTAAAAATAAAATCAGAGAAGAGTTCAGATATATTCTCGAATTACTTGACTTTGATAAAAAATCACACGAAATCTTTAGGAATTGGTACATTGATGGGAGACTTTACTATAATAAAGTCATTGACCAGAAGAATCCTCAAGATGGTATTCAGGAACTGAGATATATCGACGCGTCTAAGATTAGATATGTTCGTCAGTTAAAGAAGAAAGGTAACGAAAGTATTCAATCTGCACAAGATCAATTTCAAGGTTCTGATGGTTTAGGATATAACTTTCCAGAAATTGAAGAATATTTTATTTACACTCCAGATAATATTCAACAACGTAATGGGTATGGTGGTTCCCCTCAAAAGGGAATTAAGTTAACCAGAGATTCTGTCACATATTGTACCTCTGGTCTGGTAGACAGAAACAAAGGTCTGACTCTTTCTTGGTTACACAAGGCAATCAAACCACTCAATCAGTTGATGATGATTGAGGACTCGCTTGTTATCTATAGACTCTCAAGAGCACCAGAACGTAGAATATTCTATATTGATGTTGGTAATCTTCCTAAAATTAAGGCAGAACAATATCTCCGTGATGTCATGATGCGTTATAGAAACAAGTTGGTCTATGACGCAAACACTGGTGAGATGAGAGACGATAAAAAGTTCATGTCAATGATGGAAGATTTCTGGCTTCCTAGACGTGAAGGTGGTAGAGGAACTGAAATCACAACTCTGCCTGGTGGTCAAAATCTTGGTGAAATCACTGATATTAATTACTTCCAAAGAAAACTCTACAGAGCTCTTAACGTTCCAGAGACCAGAATTGAGGGTGAGGGTGGTTTTTCACTTGGTCGTTCTTCCGAAATTTTGAGAGATGAAATTAAGTTCTCGAAGTTTGTTGGAAGAATGAGAAAGAGATTCTCTTCAATGTTCAACGACATGTTGAGAACTCAACTTCTCCTGAAGAATATTGTAACTCCTGAAGATTGGGAGTACATGGCAGATCATATTCAATATGATTTCCTGTATGACAATCATTTTGCAGAACTCAAAGATGCAGAATTGACTACCGAAAGATTAAACCTGGCTGCACTTGCAGAACCTTATGTAGGTAGATACTACTCACAAGACTATGTGAGAAGAAACATTCTCAGACAAACCGATGAGGAAATCATTGAGCAGGATGCATTGATTGAGGATGAGATCGAAAACGGTGTTATTCCTGATCCAAACGCTATGGTTGATCCCGCCACTGGTGGACCTGCTGCAGGTGTTCCAGATATTGGAGCAGCTCAGACACCTGATGCAATACAGGCACCTACGTCACCAAAGGACCCTACAACACCAGGGACCGAGAATCCAGCAGGTGGCATAATCTAAATATAAACGTTATCAATTTTTAAACATGGACGAATTAATGGACTTACTCGTCAGCCCAGACGAGTCTTCGGCACAAATCAGTGACAAAATCAAAGATATTCTTTTTGCAAAGAGTGCAGAGAAAATCGAAGCAAGTAGACCTAATGTCGCTGCGTCAATCTTTGATGATCCTACTTCAGAACAAGAGTTAGATTTTGATGAATCTGAAGAAGACACTGAAGATTGATAAATAGAAATTATAGAACTATTGAACAATAATGGCTGCTCTTAAACCAGTTGGTATTAATACGGTAGTAAGTACAAGTGCTACTTCTACACAAACTTCTGCATTTTCACAACAATCTGATGCGCTTAGAGTAGTTGCCGAAACCGCTGGAGTTTATGTTGCAATCGGAACTAATCCAACAGCAACTAATGAAAATTATTATGTTTCAACCAATGAGACTGAGACCATCACTATTGGACCAATTGCATCACAAAGAGTAGTTGGTATTACCACTGGTTCTACAACTATTGTTGATTTCCCAGAAGGAACTGGATGTCCATTTGCTGTAGGAGATGCAGTCTCTCTTACTGTCAACGGTCAATCCGCGTTTGATTTTTCTCACAAGATTGTTATTGATGTAAATGCCACTTCAGACAGATTTGGATATTTCAATACAAGAGCAACAATCGATCATGATTCAAGTAGCGGAAATCCATCAGCATTAACTGCACCTTATGCTGAACTGAGAAAGTCAATTAAAGTGGCAGTCAAAACTGAATCTGGCACTGGCAAAGCATACATCCAACAAGTACAAGATTCCTGAACAGAAAAATGAAACTCATCAGAGAAGAAATCGAAACAGTTGATTTTATCGTTGAAGAAAAGAACGGTAAAAAGTCAATGTTCATTGAGGGTATCTTCCTTCAAGGAGACATCTGCAACCGTAACGGTAGAATGTATCAGATGGAAACCCTGAGAAAGGAGGTTCAAAGATATAACGAGAACCACATTCAGGCAGGAAGAGCTCTTGGAGAACTCGGACACCCAGATGGACCGACTGTTAACTTGGATCGTGTCAGTCACAAAATTGTTTCGCTCAAAGAAAGTGGAACCAACTTTATTGGTAAAGCAAAAATCTTATCTACTCCTATGGGTAAGATCGCGGAGTCTCTTATTGGGGAGGGTGTTAAACTTGGTGTTTCTTCAAGAGGTATCGGATCACTCAAACAAACAAGAGAAGGTGTAAACGTAGTTGGTGACGACTTCATGTTGGCAACTGCCGCTGACATCGTTGCTGATCCTTCTGCACCTGATGCTTTCGTTGAAGGTATCATGGAAGGAAAAGAGTGGGTTTGGGATGGTGGTATCCTGAGAGAAGCTAGAGCAGCCAAAACCTACAAGCAAATCAATACCCTTGTAACCCAAGGTCAACTTGATGAGCAAAAACTTAATTTGTTCAATGATTTCTTAAATAATCTTTGATTATATAGAAATAAACAATTTATAAATAAATATAGATTAAAAAAGGTTAATCGGAGTAACTTCAAATGTCTCGTGGAGATTTACAAGAAATGGAGCAATCTAAAACTGCTGTGAACGCGAACGCTAAGCCTGCTGAAGGTATGCAAAAGCTTTCCAGCCCTGGCGAAGGTCTTTCACCTTCTTATGAAGATCTTGGTGGTCCTACCCCTGATAACTACAGCCCAACCAATGATTCTGCAAAGCTCAGAGAGCCTAGAATCAAGACGGTTAATGATGTAGTAAACAAGGGTGCTAAAAAAGCAGACTCGATGGATTCATCTAAGAAGAACACTTACGGCGAGGAAGCTGAAGTGGAAGAGGAAGTTCTCGAAGAAGAAGAGATTGTTTCTGAATCTGAGACAGTTGAAGAAGTTGACATCGATGAAGATGTTAACGCACTCCTTGGTGGTGAAGAACTCTCTGAAGAGTTCAAAGAAAAGGCACGTGTCATTTTCGAAGCCGCATTAACCTCTAAAATCAAAGAAATCCAGGAAACCCTGGAAGTTCAGTTCGAAGAAAAACTGAACGAAGAAAGAGCTGCTCTCAAGGATCAGCTCACCGAGAGAGTTGACGCATATCTTGAGTACGTCTGCGAAGAGTGGATGACCGAGAATGAGTTGGCTATCGAGCATGGTCTCAAGACCGAAATGACTGAGTCCTTCCTGTCTGGCATGAAGGGACTTTTTGAAGA